CTCGCCCCAATCCGTGGAAAAAAGTCTTACACCCTCGCCGGCTTCGAACGCTTCTGCCAGGAGCTGCGGATCGAGGACGGGACGCCGCTTCGCCTTGAGCCGTTCCAGAAGCGGATTCTCAAGGACCATTTTGCCGGCGTGGTCGAGGAGGTCGTGGTCATCCCGAAGAAGAACGGGAAGTCGACCTTGTTCTCGGCGCTGGCCTTGTACCACCTGGAGAACTGGCCGGAAGCTGACGTGGTGGTGGGGGCTTCGTCGCGGGATCAGGCAACGATCCTTTTCAATCAGGCGGCGAAGATGGTGGAGCGATCGCCGGGGATCTCGGACCGCTTCGATGTCAAGGGTGGGTATCGACACATTCGCCTGGTGGCTAATCCAGGTGCGAGAATTCGTGTCCTCGCCGCGGACGCCGGCACCGCCGACGGTGTGATTCCAACCTTGGCGCTGGTCGATGAGTTGCATCGTCACCCGAACGGGGATCTTTACGGTGTGTTCCGTGATGGCCTCGATGGCCGTGACGGTCGGATGGTGACCATGTCCACCGCAGGGTTGTCGGAAACCTCGGCTTTGGGTGAGATGCGGATCGCAGCGTTGAAGCTGCACTCCTTTAGGCGCAAGGGCACTTACAGCCATGCCGCTGGTGAGGGTTTCGTGCTCCATGAATGGTCGCTGACCGAGGATGACGACCGGGATGACCTCAAGTTGGTGAAGAGGGCGAACCCTGCCTCATGGCAGACCGTCGAGAAGCTTGCGCGCCGCAAAACCTCGCCGTCGATGACCCCGGGTCGCTGGGCTCGCTTCGCTTGCGGAGTCTGGACCGGCGCTGAGGAACCCTGGCTTGAGGCCGGAGTCTGGGACAACCTGGCCGTCGACATCGGTGGAGTCAAGGAGGGCGAAGCCGTCTGGGCTGCGGTGTCCGCGGGCACTAACCCGGCCATCGTCCTCGCAGCACCCCGCGATGGAGAAGCCGCCGCGGTGCGCTCGTTCATCTGGGAGGGCGACGTTTCCCTCGCGGTCCTGGAGAATTGGCTGCTCGGGTTGGCCGAGACCTACGACCTGCGCGAGGTTGCATTCGACCGGGTCGAGTTCCAGCGCTCTGCCGAATTGCTCGAGGCGCGGGGGTTGCCGATGGTGGAGATTCCTCACTCCCCCGAGCGACTGTCGATTGTCTCTCAGACCTTGCACCGGTTGATCTCTCAGGGTGACCTTGCCCACGACGGCGACGCAGCGCTGCGGGCTCAGGTGACCGGCGCGGTGACCAAAGAGACCGAGCGCGGATGGCGGTTGTTGAAGTCTCCGCAGTCCCGCGCACTTATTGCGATGGCGGTTGCGGTTCACCAGGCGACACAGGTTGCTCGCCCTTCCCCGAAACCTCTGATAGTTGTAGGAAAGGCTGGATAGATGGGCTGGTTGCAGAATCTTCTGGCCCCGGCGGCCTTCTCACAGAACGGGAACGGTCCCAAGTTCGGGATCGAAGTCCCGATTGAGATTGTTCAGGGTGACCGTCTTGCTGCCTTCGCCGGCGGACGCATCTCGCGTCGCGACGCCTTGGAGGTTCCGGCGGTTCTTCGTGCCCGGAACCTGATCGCGGGGACGCTGGCTCGTCTTCCGATCCATATCCGAGACAAGTTCCGGGAGGAGAACGACCCGACGGGGTTCTTGGCTCAGGTTGACCCGGATGTGGCGAATGTGGTCACGTTTGCCAACACCTACGAGGATTTGCTGTTCGAGGGTGTTGCTTGGTGGAAAGTGACCGCTTTCGGATGGAAGTCCTATCCGATGAACGCGACCCACGTCCCGGTAAACCATGTCACCGTCTCTGGTGGGCGGGTTTACATCAACGGCTTGCCGGTGTCTGATGCCGAGGTGATCCGCTTCGACTCCCCGAACCCTCCGCTCCTGATCCACGCCGCGCGGGCGATCCGCGCGGCTCTGCTGTTGGATACGACCGCAGCGCTGTACGCCGACAATCCGCTGCCTCTCGGCTACTTCGCCCCGAAGGAAGGAACCGACGACGCCCCGATTGAAGTGATCCAGGAAACCTTGAACGAGTGGGAGAAGGCTCGCAAAACCAAGGCATGGGGTTACGTCGGAGCGGCGTGGGAGGCAAAGAAGCTTCAGTTTGACGCCGAGCAGATCCAGCTGGCCGACCAGCGCCAGCACGCAGTCTTGGAGATCGCCCGGGCCACCGGTATCGACCCCGAAGACCTTGGAGTGTCGACCACTTCGCGGACCTATCAGAACGGTGAGCAGCGTCGTCAGGATCTTCTCGACTTCACTCTTGCCACCTATGTGTCGGCGTTCGAGCAGCGTCTTTCGATGAAGGACGTCCTGCCTCGCGGCTATACGGCCAAGGTCAACTTCGACGGGTTCCTTCGCTCCGACACCAAGACCCGGATGGAGGCTTACAAGATCGGCAAGGAAGTCGGCGCTTACGTCGACGACGAGATCCGTGAACTAGAAGACCGCCCGTCTTTGACCCCCGCGCAGAAGGCAGAACTTCAACCAAAACCGCAACCGGAACCCCAACCGATGGAGCCAGTCAATGAGTGACCCACAGATCACATTCGACACCGGAGACCTTGAGTTCCGGGTCAACCAGGAGAAGCGCACTATTTCGGGTCTGCTGTTGCCGTGGGACGTGGCGACGTTCGACTCTCAGGGCATCTCCAAATGGAAGTTCGCCAAGGATTCGCTTTACGCGAAAGATGTCGGCCGGGTCAAGCTCAACTTGCACCACGACCGCAAGCAATCAATCGGACGGGCCGTAAGGCTCCAGTCGACTCAGGCTGGTCTCGATGGGACGTTCGTAATCGCCCGAGGAGAAGAGGGAGACCGGGCGCTCTCGCTGGCTGAGGACGGAGTCCTCGACGGGTTCTCCATCGAACCACATTTCGCAGATTCGGACGGGTGGATTTCAGACCCGGACGACAGGAGTGTGAGAAAGGTCACCAGCGCACGTCTGGCATCCGTGGCTTTGATCCCGGTGCCGTCATACGACGACGCGCGTGTGACATCCGTCACTTTGCAGCAAGAGGAAGGTATCAAAATGGCTGACGAAAAGAACGCCATCGAGTCCACCGAAAAGGTGGAAGAGAAGAAAGAAGAGAAGGACGCAGAGTTCTCGCTCAAGGACGCCATCGGCCAGATGACCGAGGCTCACGTCGAGCTGACCAAAGACCTCAGCAAGGCGATCGGCGAGTCTGTTGCCGGCGCATTCCAGACCACGTTCGAGAATCAGGATGCCGAGCGCGGCACGGTGAAGGCGAACCGCTGGATGCAGGTCACCGACGCGCCGATCTACCGGTTCTCTGGTAGCGGTAATTCGCTGCTCAAGGATGTCTGGTATGCGACGAAAGAGCACGACCCCGAAGCCGCGGAGCGGTATCGGCGGTTCCAGGCACAACAGCACAACACGGCCAAGGTGGCAGCGGAGCGGATGAACTTCGCCAACCCACAGAACACGCCGATGTTCGACTCTCAGGGTCAACCGATGTTCGCGGATGTGGACACCACTTCGGCTGCCGATGTGATCCCACCGGGTTACCGGCCTGACCTGTTCGTGCCAATCCTGGCGCAGGGCCGGCCCCTGGCCGACCTGGCGTCGCGAGGCACGCTGTCGGATGCGACACCGTTCGTTGTCCCACAGTTCGGCACGATCTCGGTGGACCTGGTTGGAGACCACGCCGAGGGGTCGGCACCGACCGAAGGCACAATGACGATCACGTCGGCCACTGTGTCGCCGGTCGCCGTCTCTGGGAAGCTGCCGATCACTCGGGAGATCATCGACTCCTCGAGCCCGGGTGTGGACGGCATCGTCCTCGCCGCGCTCAGGGAGGACTACGCCCGGAAGACCGAAGCAAAGGTCTACACCGAGTTGAACACGAACAACACCGCGGGCGACACATACGCCGCGGCCACGATCGTGCAGGACATTCGAGACGAGATGGACGAATACTCGTTCACCCGGTTCGCATCACCCACAGGTGGTGCAGTGTCGCAGGCCGCGTCCGCTGCCATCTCGGCAGACGTCGACGGCTCTGGACGCCCGTTCATCCCCGCGGTTGGGGCCCAGAACGCCTTCGGTCAGGCCAACGCCACATCTGGCGCATGGCCGATCGACGGTGTCGGGTTCGGCAAGGCGTGGGCAATGACCGGAACGTCGGGTAATGCCGAGGTCCTGATTGTCAACCGGGCTGATGTCTATGTGTGGGAGTCCCCCACCCTGACGTTCCGCTTCGAAGAGAAGCAGGGTCCGGAGATCATCGAAATGGCCTTGTTTGGCTATTTCGCCACCAAGGTGCTCCGCGTTTTGGGCATCCGTGCGATGGACGCCGCCTAATGGCTGCCATAACAGTCAGTGAAGTGAACGCAGACATTGCGTTCGTAGCCGCGAATGCCGGAGGCGACACCATCGTCTCCGGCACGGTCAACGCCCAGCACTACCTCGATGGAGTGTTTCTGCTGGTCGATAACGGCGGGGTCGCTTCGGTCGACGTGACTGTCGGCGGTATCGAGTACGCGGTCGCAGACGGAGAGATCCATGCCCTGCCCGCCAACAAAGGCGTGTACCCGGGCACAGCGCTGGCCGTCACATATTCGGGGGTTACTTCGGTGACCGTCGCCGCCTTCCGTACCTAGGAGGTGCGTTATGAGTGAAATCAGAGCCGGTGGTCACGTCATCGGCGACCACGGCTGGGAACCGGCAGACCTCCTCCCCTCGCGGGAGGAGGTCCCGGTCCTGTCGATGTCCAACACCAAGGCCGAACTGCTCGAAGCCGCGGAGGCGGCAGGGGTAGAAGTCGCGGAGGACGCCACCAAGCGTCAGATACTGGAGGCCCTAGATGGCGCTGAATGACACAATCCTGAACATCGGCGCTGCCGCAATGCAAGTGGCGATGACGCATTTGCAGATCCACACCGCAGAACCGAACGCCTCGGGTAGCAACGAGGCAACGTCGACCCGCCTGTCGATCACTTGGGTTACCGCAGCCAACGGGGACATGGTCGCCACCGTTGACCTCCCATTCACCGGCGGTGCCGGGTCAGGCGCTGCCACTCACGCCGGGTTCTGGTCGGCCGTGTCTGCTGGCACCTTCTACGGGTGGCAGGTTCTGACCGGTGATCAGACGTTCAACGCCGCGGGCGAATACACGGTCACAGGGATCTCGATACCCGGCACAGCCAGTTAGTTAGGAGCCAGACATGGCCGCTGGCGACTTCGTCCGGCTGTCCGGGCCGGTCACATCCAAGGCCGCCGGCTCGTCACTTGCGATCTCCGTCCATGCATCCGGGCACGCCGCGGGGAACACGGTCGTGGTCGGCGCGTCGCACACCAACGCCGGCACTCTCGCCTCCGTTTCGGACTCCAAAGGGAACACGTACACCGAGATCCTGAACGACACTGCCACCTCCCCCCGCGCGGGCATGTGGTATTCGGCTCTCGACACCGCCCTAGTCTCGGGTGACACGATCACCGTCACCTACGGGACCGCTCAGAACCGTGGGCAAGTCCACATGGCCGCTGAGTTCGAGGGTGCCGGATCGCTTGACTCCCCCGGGGTTTCAGCCACCGGGTCAAGCGGCACGCCATCGTCGGGGAACAAGACCCCTGCTGCCGCTCCTGCCTTAGCCGTCGGGTGGATCGCGGCTGGTGGTGAAGGCGGCGACCTTGCGGTTGATGGGTCGTGGACGCTGGTCGGCTACGCCAGCTCGGGGACTGCTGGTGCGGCGTCCACCAACGTCGAAGCGATGATGGAACGCCAGGCGTTGTCGACCACCGATCCGGTTGCGGCAACGGGTACCATCAGCTCGACCTCGTGGTGGGCCGGTATCGCGGTGTTCACATTCGGTGTCCCTCCAAACGACGGAGCCGTCACAGGGTCTATCGCCTGGGTCGGATCCGTCACCGGGGAAAGGGAGCCGAAGGCGACCGCAGACGGCGCAATCGGCTGGGTTGGATCGGTCTCCGGCACCACGGTTCGTTCAGGGTCAACCTCGGGGTCCATCGCCTGGGTCGGGACTGTTGACGGTGAGGCTCCGCTCATTGTCCAAGACGGCGAAGTCCTCGGCTCCATCGGTTGGGTAGGCACCGTCACCGGGACCACTGAAAGGTCAGGAGACGCCTCAGGTTCGCTCACATGGGCCGGAACCGTCACAGGGGCCACTACCCATAGCGGATCGGTCGCCGGCGCTGTCGACTGGTCAGGTTCGGTCACCGGCACCGCCGACCACGAAGGCACCGCTGCCGGTGCTGTCGACTGGGTTGGAAGTGTCACCGGTGAGTCTCCTTCGGTCGGACAACAGGACGGGTCAGTCTCAGGTGCTATCGACTGGGTCGGTGCTGTCACCGGTGAAGCGACTCACGAAGGTTCGGTCACCGGTTCGGTCGCCTGGGTCGGGAGTGTCGTAGGCGAATCGCCAGATGCCGATGTTTCCGAGGGTGCTGTCTTCGGGTCGGTCAACTGGGTCGGCACCGTGGACGGGTCAACGATCACCGAAGGTTCGGTGGCTGGTGCTATCGACTGGACGGGCACGGTTACCGGCCAGTTCCCAACGGCGCGGACCCGCCTAGAGGGACGCAGTATGTCCGGGTTCGGTGCTGAGGGCTCCCCATCGGGTGTAGGACTAGAAGGGACGAGACTCTGATATGTTTCTAGTAGATACCGAGCCAACCTTCGGCGTGTCCTTCGGGACCGCCTCTGTTGGGACAGTAACCGTCACCGTCACCCGCTCGAACGGGACCGCAGTCGACACCAACGCCACGACCACCGACAACGCGAACGGGTCGTACTCCTACCAGTTGGCAGCCGCGGACAACGACCAGATCGACACGCTTCGCGTGGATTGGAAGGTTGTCTCCTCCGGTGAAGTGGTCACGCTGTACGAGGACATCGTCGGGTCGCTCCTGTTCACCATCGACCAGGCCCGCGCCTATACCGTTACCGGCCAGCAGACCCCGCTCTCCTCGACCACCACATACCCCGACTTCGTTGTCGCTCGGATGCGGGAGATGGTTACGGAGCAGTTCGAGCAGCGAACCGGACGGTCGTGGGTCTCTCGCCACTGCCGGGTCAAGCTTCACGGCAATGGGGCGAGGGAGTTAAGCCTGCGGGACGGTCACGCTCGGGACACGGCAGGCCGTGAGAGTGGTGGTGAGGGTCGGCACTACGACGTGCAGCGTCTGATCTCGGTGAGTGTTGCCGGGGTCGCCCAAGATGTGGCCGACTACACGCTTCACGGTCGCAAGGTGGTCGGTCCCACTTCCTGGCCGCGGGCCTCTTGGGACAGCCTGTTCAATGTGGTCATCGAGTACGAGTACGGCGTCACTCCCACCAACCTCGAAGCCGAGGAGAACGGGTTGAGGATGGTCGTCGCCAATCTGGTGCCCTCCGACCTCTCTGCGTATGCGATGACCGCGGCCGCCGCTGGCGAGTCCTTGGCCTTCCCCCAGCAGACCGGTGGGCTGGTGTGGCCTCCTAAGGTGTGGGACTGGCTCAAGGCCAACCCCGCCCGGCGCATCCCTTCGGTGGCGTAAATGGCCGCGAAGTGGACCGCCTTCGACTTCAAGAACTCGCTGGTGACCAAAACCGTCGCGGCTATTGCCATAGCTTCGCCGGCTTATGACCCGGTGCCCAAAGTGGTCTCTTACTTCCCTTCACCCGATGAGGACAACGGCGACTCGGTAGCCATCGGTTGGAACATGACCGACGACACCGAACGCGTCGCACTCGGTGTCGAGCAACCGCAGGACGAGGAAGTGATCGTGAGTTGCCGTGTCAACGTCACCCGCCCCGGAGCAGGCGAGACAGTTGCTCGAGCTGCCGAAGACCGTGCCGCTGAACTGATGAGCGAAGTCGACAACGTGATCCGCACCGACCCGCCCAGCGTGGGTGTCCAAACCTTCCGGTCCAGGCTCACCAACCGTAACTCGGTTTCGATGGCCTGGTTCGTCGGTGAAGGCGTCCCGGCCCGCAGATGTGTCATCGAGTTCGATGTCGCCTATCGCGCACGGACAAGCAAGAACTAGGAGCACCACATGAAGCTCAGGTACGTCGGGCCTTTCGTGTCCGTTCAGATCGCCGCCACCGGCCAGTCGGTGAAGCGGGGCGAGACCGTCGATGTGAAGGCTGATGTGGCTCGCGAACTCGCCAAACAATCCACTTGGAAAAAGGTAGCCAAAGCTAACAAGGAGAAGGAATCATCGGAGACGTAAAACACCAGTGGGGCGTCGGTGAGCAGGTCGATTGGGCCACCCCGATCACACCTAACCGGTTCTTCGAGTTTGTGTCTGAGACACATCAGCACGAACGCAACATCGCCGTCTCCCAGGGCATCCGCTCGGGGCGCAAATACGGCGGGCAGGGACGGAGAGAAACTCGGCGCTGGGCGACAGGCACGCTCAACACCGAAGTTGCCACCAGCGGTTTCGGGTTGTTCTTCAAGCACCTTCTTGGAGACGTGGCGACAGTCGAGGACGAGGTTGGTGCTGCGTGGACTCACACCTTCACCCCTGACGCTGCTGATCTGGTCGATACCGGGCTCACCCTCCAAAAAGGCGTGATGCGCTCTGACAGGACTGTTGAGCAGTTCACCTATCCGGGGTCGAAGGTCGTCTCGGCGGACTTTTCGATCGACGAGGACGGGCTGTTGATGTGCAGTTTCGAGTTCCTGTCCCGCGAAGAGGAGACGACCACTGCCCTTGCATCAGCGTCATACGCCACCCCGAAGATCTTCACCTACTCCCAAGGGGCGGTGAAGGTCGACTCGACGACGATGGCGAACGTCCGGTCGGTCGGGTCGCTGCAAATCGCCAACAACTACGTACAGCGCTGGTTCCTGGGCAACAACGGGCTGATGAGCGAACCGACCAACGTGCCCTTCGACACGCTCGCCGGGAACCTCGACGTCGAGTTCCAGAACAACACCGACTTCTACGACCTGTTCGTCGCGGACACGTCCGCGGAGCTGGAGTTGGAGTTCGTCGGGGACATCATCGCCGGGACCACTAGTGAGACGCTGCGGATAACCATCGCCGACACACGGTTCGAGGGTGAGACCCCGAAGATCGGCGGTCCTGAGTTGATCTATCAGGGTGTCTCGTTTATCGGGTTGGACCCGGCGTCAGGTGCTGCGGTCACGATCGAATACACCACAGACACAGCACTTCCCTAATGGCGGTTGAGCCTGGTGTCACGGTCGAGGGGTTGAAGCTCCTCAGACAGAACGTCAAGAAAATCAAGGATGGCTACCCCAAAGAGCTGAAGATCATCCATAAGGCGGTGGCTGAACCGGTCGCTGAGTTGGGTGCCAGGAAGGTTCGTACGCGCAGCGGTGAGCTGGTCAACTCGATCATCTCTGGGGGCACCCTGAAAAGCGGGTTCGCCCAGGCTGGTCGTACCGTCCCTTACGCCGCGGTGAACCATTGGGGGGGATATCCCGGCGACTACCAGGGCAACCCCTTCCTTACCGACGCCCTAGCGGAGTTGGAGGGCAGCATTATCAGGGACTGGACTGACCTGACCGATGATTTCATCGAGAGAATGTGGGTGGATTCGTGATCGACCCAGAGGCTGCCATCGCTGAAATCATCGACGGGTTGCGCCTCGAAGTAGAGATGGTCGACGGGACGGTCCACACCGTACCCATCGACCTCGACTTCTCGTCGTTGACCGTGGACGAATCTGAACTAGGTATGAGTATTGGCGGTGGCAACGCGGGGAGGGTTGCTGCCGCTTTTGTTGCGCTCAAAGCCAACCAGATACTGCACCTTTCCGAAGAGGATCTGACCGAGGTGGTAGACGTGTTGGCCGGGTTGATGGAAGGCGACGAAACCAACCTGGTCCTGGAGGGCGTTAGCTAGTGGCGAAGAACACCGTCCGCGTCAACGTAGTTGGTGACGCATCGTCGTTTAAACAGGCGATGGGCGAAGTTCAGAAGTCGACAGATCTCGTCGAGAAGGGGATGAAGAAGCTCAAGCAGCTGGCATATACGGCCCTGGTGCTCGGAGCTTTAAAGGCAGTCAAGGACTTCGTCGGGGATTCCAAGCGGGCCTTCGTCGATCTCAACGAATCGTTGAATGCCGTTCAGGTCACCTACGGCAAGCACGCCGAAGGGATCAAACAGCTCGGCAAAGAAGCCGCTACCGGCCTTGGTCTCTCCAACGCCGAGTTCAACTCGTTCGCTGTTTCCATTTCGGCATTCGCCAAGCAGATCGCCGGCGATTCGGGTGACGTTGTCGGGACGGTCAAGGATCTGACCGGCCGGGTGTCCGACTTCGCGTCGGTGATGAACCTCGAAGTGGCTGAAGCTGCCCGCCTGTTCCAGTCAGGTCTTGCCGGGGAGTCCGAGCCGCTCCGCAAGTACGGCATCGACGTGTCCGCGGCGACGGTCAAGACCTTCGCCTACGCCAACGGGATCGCCAAGACCGGTGAGGAACTGACCGAAGCCCAGAAGGTCCAAGCCCGTTACGGCTCGATCATGGCCCAGACCGCCCAGGTGCAGGGCGACTTCACCAACACCTCGGGCGAGCTTGCCAACGCGACCCGGATCGCCAACGCTCAGATGGAGAACTCCAAGGCGATCATCGGCCAGGCCCTCAAAGGTGCCTACGAATCGGTGCTGCCGCTGCAGGTGGAGCTGGCGAAGACTGCTGCTCGACTGGCGATCTCGTTCATGGAGCTCACCGGTCAGATCACCGAACTGGAAGCGGAAACCCTACGGCTGAACGAAGCGACCGATGGCGGTGCTGAGAACCTCAAAGAGATGGCCGACGCCCTCGCGTTCACCACTGAGGCGACAAGAGACCACAAGAGCGGGCAGATGGAGGACACCGAAGTCCAGAAGGACTTCGAGGACATTCTTAAGTCGGTCAACCGTCAACTTATCGCACAGCCCGACTTCTTGGACCTCGCCGAGAAGTCCGCCCAGGAACTCCGCCACGAAGCCGAGGAGTTGGGCCGGCAGTACGGGTGGACGGAAGACCAGATCAAAAAGTTTGTCGACATGCTCCTGTTCCAGCAGAAGGTTCAGTCGGACACCGGGTCGGGTGACGCCTGGCTGGACAGCCTTCTCAACCAGGGCGAAGCCGTCGAGGAGTTGGCGGAGGAAACCGGAGAGGCGACTACCGCCCTCCAAGACTTCGAATCCCAGGTCCGCTCCCAAACCGACCCATTGTTCAACCTGGTCGCCAAGACCGACGAACTGGCCGAGGCAACTGCGGGCGTGTCCGCGGCGGTGGAAGAGTACGGGGAGGGTTCGGCTGAACATCGGGAGGCGCTGCGCAAGGAGTATCTGGCGTGGGAGGCTCTGAAGGCCGCGCAGATCAGGGCAGCGGAACAGTCCGGGTTGACCATGGAGGAGTTCAAGGGAGATCTCAAAGCCACCCAACTCTTCACTGACGCGGAGATCGATCTCATCATTGCCGACTTCGAGAGGGTCAACGCCTTCAAGTTCAGCGGGAAGACGATCACCGTCGAGGTTCAGGGAGGTGGCGGAATCTCGAAGATGTTAGCCAAGGGTGGCCCGGTCAAAAAGGGAGAGGCCGTCATCGTCGGGGAAGAAGGACCCGAGGTCTTCCAACCGAACCAGTCCGGACAGATCATCCCCAACGGCAGCAATGGGGGCAGTCCACTTGGGGGCGGAGGAGGCGGGATCACGGTCATCGTTCAAGGTTCTGTGCTGACCGAACAGGACCTCGTCGACGCTATCCATGAGGGTCTGCTCAAGAAGCAGAAGCGCAACGGCGGTTTGGGGCTGGCCGGATGAGTATGCCAACCGTGACCGTGGAAGCCGGGTTCGGTTTCGGTCCCAACGACACAGTCACCACATGGGTCGACCTGACCGACCGGGTCGGGTATCCAGGCGGTATCCGCTGGGCTTACGGTCGAGTCAACGAACGCGAACAGGCCGACGCTGGCACCGGGTCGATCACCTTCGACAACTCCGACCGGGCGTTGGACCCGACGAACACCGCGTCGCCGTACTGGCCCGACGTGAAACCGATGGTGCCGCTCCGGGTGACCGCCACTCACAACGCTTCGACCCGTTCCGTCCTCTACGCTCACGCCGAGGGTTGGCCTCCCGAATGGGAGGGAACCCAGTACGGGTGGGTCACCGTCCCGATTGTCGACGGGTTCAAACTCCTCTCGATGGCGGAAACCTCCATCGCCTACGACGAGACCAAGACCGGTGCCCGGGCGGAAGCACTCCTCGACGCTGCGGACTGGCCGGCAGCAAGACGGGACGTAGACACCGGCCAGTCTTTCATCCAGGAGTACGAAGCGTCACAGAGGATCGTCCTGAACGCCCTGCGGGAGACCGCCGAGGTCGAGAACGGAGCCTTCTTCATCGACCCTGCGGGTAACGCAGCGTTCCACTCCAGGGTACGTCGGATCAACCCGACGCTGGCCTACACCTTCGGGGAGACTTCGGGTCTGCCCTACGAGACGGTTCTCCCATCCTACGACGAGTCCGACATCTGGAACGGTGTGGCGATCACACCCTGGGAGTTGAGCATTCGCTCCGCCGAGGACGCCACCTCCCAGGCTACTTACGGCCACCGACGGCTCGAGAAGATGGACGTTCGGGTTATCAACGAACTGGTCGCTCAGGACATGGCCGACGGGTTGTTGGCACGCCTCAAGGACCCGGTGCTACGGGTGGACAAACTCACCGTGGAAGGCGACTTGTTCAGCGGTGACGGAACTGACCCTGACGTGATGGAAGCCATCCTCGAACTCGGCATCGGGGATCTGGTGAGGGTCATCTCCCAACCGGCAGGGGGTGGCTCGCCGTTGAGCGTGGACGTGTTCATTGAGCATGTGTCGCACCGGATCGAAGCTGACTCCTGGCGGACCACCTACCAGCTTTCACCGTTCTACGACGACCAGTCCGCGGCGTGGTTGATCGGGGTCGAAGGCTCTAGCAACGTAGGCGTCTCCACGGTGCTCGGATGGATGACCTGGTTACCGCTTTCCGAGGATGCCCTTCCTGTTGTCTACCGCTGGGTGTCGAGATTCGACTCAGCTATTGAGCGTTGGGTGCGGCATTGCGTGCACGCCATCGTCGGACGGATTCACGGCGGCAGGTAACGCACATTCGGTCGCCACGCTTCGATACGTAGAGGTTGTCGCCAGAGTAAGGATGTCCCTGCGGGCAATGCGTCTTCTGACACAACAGACATTGTCTGTGTCCAGCTCTGGTCAGCTTGTAGTTGCCGTTGACGTACTCATGCCCCTCCGGGCAATGCGTGAGTCTGGCTCGATTAGAAACACTCCAACAGGCTCGACAACTTCGAGGCAACTCTGTGGGCGTACAGGTTGCGTATTCCGTCCCACGTCTCAGAGTACCCATTGCCTCGATGTGCACCGTCCCATTCCCAGCACCCTTCTGTCTTGATGATGCGGGATAAAAACCGTTCTAGATATTGTCCGTTCATCAGCACAGTCTACACGCCTATTTCGGAGTTATCAATGGAAACTGACGGTCGCATAAGAAGCAAGGACATCGAGTCGGGAGGGGTCAACTCCCGTATCCTCAACGACATCCGTTCCGACGACTTCAATGGTTCGCGGACCAACCCCGAGGGCGACCCCGGCACGGTCGGGTGGCAGATCCTGAAGAACGGCTTCGTGGTCTTCAACAATGCGATTATCCGCGGGGAGTTGCGCGCCGGTCGGATCATCTCCGGAACGTTGAACGTCGGGTCCGGAGGGAGTATCACCATCGGCGGCGACGAGGAGACCGGCGTACCTCCGGTGGCGACGATGGACGAGGACGGGTTCCAGGTCACCGGCTCTGACGCCGAGATCCGCGTTGACTCAACTGAGGGCTCCGTCGTGTTGAAGCGATGGGTTCTAGCCGACGAATACGGGGCGCTCGAATTCCAGTTTGACGATGCCGACGTTGACCCCACCATCGTCAGTCAGTCGAACGCCACCGTGACGAATATGCGGTTGGGTTCGGGTTTTCCGGTTGGGGCGACCACCGAGGCCACAATTCACCTCAGTTCAGACGACGCGGGCGAACGGCAGATCACGCTCGCCGCCACGGAATTGTTTATCGGCATCTCATCGTCGGCGACCATAGGTTTCTTCGGGGCCGCCGGCGTGTCCAAACCGACAGTTACCGGTTCGCGTGGTGGTAACGCTGCGCTGGCTTCGCTGTTGACCGCCTTGGCAAACCTGGGGCTCATCACCGACTCGACATCTGCCTAGTAGACCAGGGCGTAAGCCCCGACTGCACCACCGATGACGACGAGAGGTATCAGGTAGTCGATGCCCACAGACTGTAGGAACCCAGAGACGACAAGGCAGGCGACGAGTAGCCCGAGGAACCATGCCATCTTGATTGATGTGGCTCTGACCTTTTCGCTGAGAGTCTTTTCGAAGGTCACTTCCCCTCCTCGCTGCACACTCCGACCCTGGGGTCAAAGCTGAGGTTCCCACAAACCGGGCATCTGATAACTACTGTGCTCACTGCTGACACTTCCTTTGTAAGTGTTGGCCATGCGCCCGGCTAATTCTCGTTAGTGCGGGCGCTTTCTTCTTCACCACTATATCGACACTTCCACGCTCGCGCTTAAGGGGGATTTTCTATGCCCACTCAACCAACAACGGGCGATCAGATGCCTGACCCTCTTCACGCTCCTCCTGGTCTTATCGTTTTCGTGCGGGAGCAGGTACTCATGCAGGGGCGCACCTTCCATAAGTCAAACACCAAAGTTGTTCCCTTTGTTCAAATCACTGAGCGCTTCAATCGATGGACTCCCATTGGTCAGCCTCGATGGATTGCGGAGTGTCCTGAATGTCCCGGTGCCGAGGTGGTACCCGCAGAAGGTGAGTTCGAGTGCGGGTCGTGTGGAGCAACGGCTGAAGTTGATTGGAGCAAGACCTAATGCCCACTCAACTGACCACCGGCGACCTGGTAACAGCCGCCAACTGGAACTCGATCCCGGTCGGTGAGATCGACTACACCCAGGCCACGGCGAACGTCGGGTCGATCACCGGAACTGCGGTTGACATCACCTCCACCGTCTCTCACACCTTCGTCTCGGGACGGGCCTATCGGATAACCCTCGGTTGGGGTGGTGTCACCTCAACGGTTGCCCTCGACCGGGCAACGATTCGTATCCTTTTAGACGCCGGTCAAATGTTCAACCGTCAGGTGGTCATTCGCTCAACCGGGACCACCGACCTCGGAGGGTTGACGGTGTCCAACCGGTTCACCTGCCCTGGCGACATATCCGCCGCGGCGCACACCTTCAAAGGTCAGGCGTTCCGCGACGCAGGGTCGGGGACGCTCACTGTCATCGGGTCGACGGTGGCCCCGATCTATCTGCTACTCGAAGACATCGGTCTGGCCTGATGCCACCGTGGACATCTTCCTCGACCCGGCCGGCAACGATCAGAACACCGGCGGGTCACTAGACCCCGTCCTCACCCTGGGCCGTGCCCTCGAGCTGGTGCCGCGGATCAGTCCCACCCCGTACACGATCAAAGTCGCTGCCGGCACCTACGCCGGGGTGGGTAACCGGAACCTGCAAAAGACCGTCATCGGGGAACGTCTCACCATCACCGGTCCGGGTGTCTTCGACGTGGAGAACTCCGGGTTCGGCATCTTCTTCGAAGGTTGCTCACTGGTCTTCATTACCGGGCTCACCTGGCGTAACGGTGCGGACGCCCGGATGGTCTGGCCGGTCCGCGGGTCACGACTGATCGTGAACAACGTGACCGTCGAGAACGCTATGACCGGGTTCGAAGTTTCTCACGGGAGCCATGTGGTCGCCACCTCCTGCCGGGTCACCAACCTGACCAACGCCGGGTTGGTCGGCGAGTTCGGTTCCTTCCTCGACGTACGGGACTGCACCATCGAGAACGCCAGTAAGGGTGTCCTCTACACAAAGCACGGCGAAGGCCAGGTGCGCGGCGGGTCGATCATGGGTTGTGATCAGGGTATCGAATTGAACTATGGGTCGTACTGCTGGGTTGGCGGGTCGGTCAACGGTACCGGGGCGCTCTCTGTCAGCGACTGCGACACGGCTCTCTATGTGACACGAAACAGTCAGGTCGCCGGGCGTAACGACGATGTCGCCTACCAGACCAACACTGCCGACAAGGTGATCGACGCAGGCGCCTTTGCTGTCGACGCAATGACTTGAGGGGGGAATCATGGGTTTTCGGTATTCGGGCACAGCATGGGACGGCCAGAAGTGGGTGGCAGCTCCCGCCATCGTCACCCTCGGCAAACAGATCGAAGCGATCAGGCCCGGCACCTTCGCATCAGATGGCACCGTTGCATCCAAGGGCCACGATCAGACCAGCCCTAACTCCGATCACACCGTCTGGCCCAAGACCGGATCTGGCACGGTCTACGCCATCGACTTCACCGAGGCGGGCGGGCTCAGTGTCGACGCGGTCGGCGAAGCGATCCGGTTGTCGAAAGACCCCCGATGCAAATACCTCATCCACGACAAACGGATGTTCTCGAGCTACGCCACCTCGACGTTCCCAGCCTGGACGTGGCGGCCATACACGGGAACCAACGGGCATATCGACCACGGCCATTTGTCCGTCCATCACACACCAGCACTCGCCAATAACACGAACCCGTGGGCAATAGGAGGAGACGAAGTGACCACAGAAGAGCTAATCAAAGAGATCCAGACGGCGATCAACCAGACCGGGGTAACACCCCCGTTGGACATAAACGGGGTGTGGGACATCAAGACCCGCAACCGTTTCGTGGCGGCGATGATGACCTCGAGCACGCCAGGTCCCCAAGGTCCTCCAGGCAAGGACGGCAAGGACGGCGCACCGGCCACGCTCACCATCACCGGCGACGTGAAGCTCCCGTAATGTGGCTTTCTTTGCCCAGACTGCCACTGACCCACTACTCGGCCTGGTCAACCTCGGAGTGCTCGGGATGCTGGCCTACGCCTTCGTCTCGGGGCTGATCGAGGCGAGACCGACGATCCGCCGGCTGGTCGACCAACAGGACGCCCAGATCGCCCGGCTGCTCAAAGAACGCGAAGAGATTCACAAGCTGTTGAGTGTCCAGGTCTCAGCGCTAGGCACCGAGATGAGCCGTCTGGTCGCCGAAACAGAGGAGTTGTTGCACATGATCGAATCCCTGGCGATAAGACAGCAACGTCAATGAGCCCTCGCATCGGGTGGAGCCGGGTTCTAGGCGCTGTCATCCTGGCCCTGATCCTCGGCGTCTACTTCTTGACCTACTGGAACCTCCAGAACAACATCGAAGAAGCCGAGCAGATGATCGCCGAGCAAACCGCTTACATCGCAGAGCTCGCCGAGATCATCGAATCAGAACCCGACCTCGACGTCCCGCCACCACCGGAGGGGATCGAGGGAGCACCCGGCGCTCCTGGCCCTTCCGGAATGTCTGCCTACGAGGTAGCTTTAGCCAACGGGTTCGAAGGTAGCGAAACCGAATGGCTGGAATCTCTCGAAGGTGACGATGGAGCGCCCGGCCCGCTGCCGACAGCGTTCCAGGTCGCTGCAGCTGTCTCCAATTACTGCCTGGTCGATGACCGCTGTCGCGGTGAGGACGGGTTGGCACCGACACCGGAGGAGATCGGTCTGGCCGTATCCGACTACTGCTCTCTGCGTGACCAATGCGCTGGGGACACCGGGGCACAGGGTGAGCCTGGGCGTGCTCCTACCGCCGAAGAGATTGCTGATGCGGTGGCCGCCTTCTGTGCGGAGCGTAACGACTGTGTCGGAGCTACGGGGCCACCGGGTGAATCGATTACCGGTCCGGCTGGGCCTACGGGTCCTCCTCCCACCGCCGAGGAGATCGCTGCTGCCGTGGATGCTTGGTTCCAAACTCACGTTCTCACATGCGAACGGGCAGATAGGCAGACGTTTACTTGTCAGGCCGAGGGCTAGACCCGCAGCGTATCCTCTGCTACCCACTTGGCGCGTAGCCGACGATGCTTCTCTCGCTCACAGATCGAGCAGACGCGCTGTCCGCGATAGGTCCGGTCGTATTCATGCCCGCGCGGGCAATGTGTCTTGCGAGCATTGATCGCCCCGATGGCTCGGCTGTCCTTGAGTGCATTGTCTCGCACAGTCAGCAGCTCAAGATGTTGGGGGTTAACGCAATGTCGGTTCCCGCAGAAATGATTGACCACCATCCCTTCGGGGATCTCACCGTTGAAGGAGTACCACCCGACCCGGTGGGCTCGCCGATTCTTTCGCCTGAAATAGAACGACCCGTACCCATCTTTGTCGAGTGGGCCCTGCCAGAGCCAGCAGCCGTTAGAGATGACGTATTTGGATCGGAACCTTTGCTCTTCATTGGGTGTCAGATTCATACCCAAAGGTTAGCACGGTCCGCAAGGCTAAGCGGGTAATGGTTAGACGCTGGGCGTTCCTCAGAGTCCTCTTCGAACACTTCGACATCAACCCAAGGAGGAAACGTATGGCTACGTGGAGATTCTGGCGTGAGGCCCTGGAGCGTGCGGTGAAGACAGCCGCGCAAGGGGTGATACTCGGTCTAGGTATGGGCGAGGGGTTTAACCTCTTCAACGTGGATCCGCTGATGGCCCTCGGCTTCGCCGGTGGCGGAGCCTTGCTATCGGTACTCACTTCGGTCGCCACGGTCGGTATCGGTGCCGAAAACTCACCAAGTGCTATCGAATGAGAAGGTACCTACCCGGTGCAGTCATCGCCATCCTCGTCGTGTCCACCGTGGCCATCGCGCAGTCGGTCGAACCGGTGAACGTAGAGAACTGCGTCTACGTCGCCGAGCATGACAAGGTGCTCTGCGACCTGGTCGACGTGACCACGACCACGCAGGCGACAACGACAACCACGCAAGCGACCACCACGACTACAACCGTAGACACAACGACCACGCCTGCGCCCGGTCTGGTGATCCCCCCGACCCAGCCCTACCCGGCTCGAGGATCAGGTATCCCCTACGCGGACGGTGGCGGGTACGACATCGTCGCCTCCAACGCTGACACCGGGACCATCTGGTGGACCGCTGCGTACTGGGGGAAGAACGGGCTGACCGCCTATCCGGGTCAGGGTGGGTGGATCGACGGCGACCGTGAAGGGTACCGATGCGCCTACGGGTTCATCACAGATTCAGACGACGAGATTCAAGGCCGGTTCGCTTTCGTCCGTCCCCCCAACCAGGCGTACGGCAAAGTCAACGACACCTACATGCAAGAGGGAGTGAGGTACTTAGATGGAAGTCTCGCCAACGAAGGACAAGAGATCGGATCGGAGGACTGCACCGACGTCCTCTCAGACATCGACTACTCCGGTGCCTGTCGCGACGTGGACGAGCGGCCCCGAGTGGGTTTCTTCGACGCCTCCGGCAACGTTCTCGACATCAGGGACTATTCCGGGACGGTGGCGAACAACGTCGTGTTCAATCTCCACTCCGTATCCGAGGATCGGGTGACGGTCATCGCCTGCGAAGACGGGTTGGTGGGCATGATCGTCTACTACGACTCGATGGGCGACGGACAGGTCGCCGCGGAGCTTCCGTGAGCGAACTCATATGTCAACGCTGCGACGGACCGAACATCTGGTCCTGGTCGGTCGACTCGGACAGGTTCAACCTCTCGATGGAAGCTCTCGGCCTAGATGCCGGTGCCGTTGTCTGTCCCGTCTGTTTCGTTGAAGGCCACGAGAAGGCGACAGGCTTGCGCACTACCTGGCGCATGGAGGTCTCTCAGTCGAGTGGTTTCCACCACGTAAGACCATAAGAAAGGAAACACCATGAACGTACTCCTACTGATCGCAATAATCCTCCTGGCCCTGCAGCCTTCGGGGTGAGCGCGGGACGGGTGTCGCTCGGTTGGCTAGGGCTCGCAGTCTGGGCGCTGTCAACGGCGGTCACCGTCACGGTCTAAAGGTTCCGGGGCGGTTGCTGCCTCCCATTTCCCCACGGGTGCTACCGCCCCGGTCTTCCCCCTGATACAATCTAACCCGCGTGCCAACCGTGCGGCCCCTCTTCCTCTTCGGAGGGAGGGGGGCTTTTTTCTATGCCGACTCGGCGAGCATCCGGTCGGTGTACGTCCGGTCAGCGTAGATGTCGTAGTGGGTGGCGATCATCCGGTCCAAGGTGGCACGGGTCACCTGGTCGGCCCGGACCAACAGCAACCGGACCAGCCCCATGTTCGCCGGGAGACACTCCGGCACCTCCCCTCGAGCGAATGCGATCTGCACCCTGGGTTCCATGACTTCGGCTTCGAGGAGGGCGATGGTCATGTGGTGACGCATCCGGCGGTAGTCGCCGCGGTGGACACTGCTAGGCATAGGAGGCTTCTTTGATCGCTTATGCGGCCCTGAGTCTCCTCTGCGCGGCGAAGATTTCTATGGGTCGCCCGGCCCATACAGCCGGTGTCACTTCGTGGATTATGGGCGCATTCATCCCGTCGTCCTCAATACCCTGTAGCCACGCTTGCGGTTGGTTCAAGACGGCGCTGAGGGCCGTTGCCTCACGGCCGGTTATGTCCTGCTTGCCGTGCTCGATTCGTGACACCTTGGCTTCGTCCCCGAACTCGAACCCGAGTTCGGCTGTCATCTTCTCTGCTAGTTCGGGCTGTGTCATGTTCGTCATTCGCCGCGCCAGCCTGATCCGTAGGCCCTGCTTCTTCTTGTAGATTTCGTAGTCCCGCTCCAACATTTCGCACGCCCTTTCCGTGAGTACTCCACTCGTTTTCCACAGGATACATCCATCTTCTGACACCTGTCAATACTTGGGGTAAGGAAACTACGTTGGGTACTTGACACCTGACGGACAGTGAGCGATACTGTCATTCTATGAAAGTTTCCCTCAACCGACAACAGGTCGACCACGCTCTTACCAACCGGGGAACCGACCTCGCAACCTACATCGAAGCAGGCAAACGCCAGGGCAAGAGCATCGAAGAGATCGCCAAAGACCTACAGGACATAACGCGAGTGCCGTTCACCGTTCGCACCCTCTACCGGTGGGTCGACAAGCTCGAGAGGGCTAGCGCATGAGCGCCGCCGTCTATCGCTTCTATGACGAATCCGGATTGTTGCTGTACGTCGGGGTGACCCAGTTGTTGCCCAAAAGGCTCCAGGAGCACAGCTACTCCGAATGGCATCGGGACATCGCTCACATCGCTGTTGAGTGGTTCGACGATAAGAGTGACGGTCTCGTTGCTGAGCAAATGGCGATCATTGAGGAGAAGCCGAAGCACAACGTTCTGGTGTGCGATGTGCCTCCGAACGAACGCGACACCGTCATTGGGCGGCTAACCGCGGATCCCTTTCTCACGTACACAGCGGTGGCGGAGGAGTACGGGGTCAGTCGGGAACGAATCAGACAGATCGTCCCGCAAGGTCTGGAGAAATCTCGTACGGCGGAGCGGTCCCGAACCCGCTTGGAATTGAGGCTGGCGGCACGTGCCCAGCGGGCGTTGGCCGAAGACCTGCGGTGCGATACCTGTGGCTCATGGATTCTGAGACGTTCGACGAGCACCTGCTCTAGAGAGTGCCGGGAGGCCCTCGACATTCTTCGCACTTTTGATGACCCCGACGAGCACCGCCGGAGCATGGCGCAAACCTACCTGAACAACCCCGACCGCTATTCCGACGTCAACGTCGAATGGGCGAAGCGGATGCTGGGTCCGAATCCACCCGAGAAGAACCGCACTTTTCTGGTACCCGGTTCGAAGCGCGCTGAGTTGATAAAGAAGTACCGGCCCGAAGCCTACGCCAAGTTGCTGTCCGCATGATCGCCCGCCTGCTCGCCCGGTTCCGCCGTCCCACGGTCACCCGTATCGGAAGGCGGATCAACGCCTACCGGATCAGCCAGTTGAAGGAGAAGGAATGATCGAGTACTACAGCCGGGACGGAAGTCCGATGTCGCGCGACGAGTGGGCCGCGGCCATGGCATCCGATTTCGACGACACCCGACGAGTGGCGAAGGACACAGTGGGCGATGTCGAGGTCTCGACTGTTTGGCTTGGCCTAAATCATCAGTATGGAGACGGCCCGCCCCTCATCTTTGAGACGATGGTCTTTGGTGGGGAGTTGGACGGCGAACAGTGGCGCGACGCCACGGAAGCCGAAGCCTACGAAACCCATAAGCACGCTGTTGGCCTTGTCAGGGAATCGGTCGGCAAGTGACCTTCGTTGACCACCTCCGCGCCGAAGGCTACCCAGAGTTCATCGACGGGGAACTGGTGTATGCCACAGAAGGCGCTGAGAGGCTCCGGTACGCATCTCAGAAGGACGGAACGCCCCTCTTTGATATAAGGCACCGCAAACACGGCCCTACGTGGGTGAGATTCGATCCGAGAGTGCACCCTTACGCGGGTGTTGGGAGGGTGTCGTGAGCGAGGTCATCCTCACGGTCAAGGTCGATTCGACTCAGGCCATCGCCGAGATCGAGCGGATACGGGAGTTGTTCGAGTCGCTGCCAACGTTTGAGGTCGACAAACTCGAAGAGCTGACGTGGCATTGGCCGTGGTGGTCCCTCGTGTTCGCTGGCTTCGTCGGAGGACTTACGGTGCTTCTCGCCTTCTGGCTTGTCGCCTCGGTGGTCGGCTCGTGACCTTCGACCCCTTCTCATTCTTCCTCGGCGTCCTCGCCGTAATCGTCATCACAGCCATCAACTACGGGATCGTTCACACGGTCCAAAGGAGAGCCCAATGGAACGCAGTTTTGTTCAACTCGCCGAACCCTTCGAACGAATACTGGCTGAGGAGCCTGAGCGAGGAGCCGCCGCGTACCGAAATCAAGGAATCGTCAGTGTCCAAAGTCATCTCGGGCAGGCACTTGCAGAGTTGACCAAAGCCGAAGCCTGGGCGCGGTCCTGTGCCGCACTCCCCGTCCACGTGTTGCCTTTGGTGGCTGACCTGGCGGGCAAGGCCCGGATGGTGGTACGCGAGATCGAGGGGATGAGATGAGCGACCCGATCATGGATTCAAGAGTGAGGGCTTTTCGCCGACGGTCCAAGTTGGCGCGGAAGGTAAGGGTTCTATTCCGGCGACTTGGCAGACGGTGGGATCGCTTGCGCGCACCGTGGCCCATCAACAGCGAGTGCCACTCCGCGCACGTCGTCGGCCACGACTGCGAACAGTGTCGACCTTCACATGCTCACTCTTGGAAGCCTTGGATGAAAGCACCGGGGTGGGTTACGGCAGGCCCAGGCGTACCGGTTCGGTGCTCTTGGTGTGGAGCTAGGAAGTGTGACGTTTCGGACTGTGACCAGAGACGCCACGACCACATCCACACCCTCGTCGAAGGCGTCGCATTCCCCGTCATCTACGGAACAAGTGACAACCGATGACCCTCCTCTCCTACGTCCTCTCCACCGTAGGCGCAGCCACCGTCTTCTTCCTGGTCGTCGGGTTCGTCGGGGACCGGGTGAAGCGGCGATGAGCAACTTCGACTTCTCCGACATTCAGGAAGTGAACCGCATCGTCCTCCAACCCAACGAAATGGTCATGTTCCGCATTGCGGGGATGACACAAGAACGCGTCGAACAGCACAAGAAGTGGTTCAAGGGCACGCCGCTAGAGGGCCGCATGTTCTTCGTTGACCCATCCGTTGAGGTCAAGGTCATCACCGCAGAAACCAACACAAACCCTGGGAGGGGATGAGATGAGCGACTCCAAGACCGAAGCTCGGTTCTGGGCGAAGGTAAACGTCACCCCGGATTGCTGGGAATGGACGGCGGCCCTTAACGTCAAGGAGGATGGGTACGGCTCCTTCGGGGGGAATGGCCAGATCGTTTTGGCCCACCGGTTCTCGTATGTACTGCTCGTCGGTCCGATCCCCGAAGGACTCACACTCGATCATCTCTGCCGCAACCGTCGTTGCGTCAACCCTGACCACCTCGAGCCGGTGACACTGCGGGAGAACATCCTTCGCGGTGAAGGCCTTACCGCCAAAAATGCCCGCAAGACGCATTGCCCATCAGGTCACCCGTATTCAGGGGAGAACCTCTACGTGTCCCCGAAAGGCGATCGTCGCTGCCGTTCATGTCGTCGGGAACGTATTGAATACAGGAAGGACCTGGAATCGCCGCAGAGGGCAACGGACAAGGCGGTACGGTCGTGACCCTCTTCAACCGTCTACTACTCACAGCCGCCCTACTCGCGATCGCCCTGCCCGTGCTCGCCGGCCACGACGACGGAGGAACCGACCAACCCTGGACGAACGACATGAACCAGGAGTCCTACTGGGACAACTACTTCGGGGGGGTGTGCACGAAGTTCGCAGATCACAGCGGGTTCATCCCGGCCACCTACCAGGCAGCGGTAGTCAAAGACGGAAACATGGTGAGAATCTATGAGAAACCTGGCCCTTATACGGCGTCCGGTGCGGTCAACCCTGCCAACGGGTCCCACTTCGCTGCCCCGCATTCGTGGGTGATGAAATGCGTGATCGAGACAACGACGACGACCTCGACGACGCTTGGTACTACTACGACTTCGACAACCTTGAGGACGACGACGACTACGGAGCCGGAGACATCGACTTTAGACCCGTCCACCACGTCGACGGTGCCAAGTACCGATACGACTGTGTCGAGCACAAGTTCTTCACCACCGACGTCTCAACCGCCTGGGTCCACTTCCACAACGTCCACTATCTCAGCGACGACTGAACTGCCCTTCACCGGATTTGGGTTGTGGGGCTGGTTGTACGCAGCGCTCGTCGCCCTCGCATCCGGTGGGCTGCTGGTCAGGGTTGCCCGTGACTGAGCTTCCCTACGCCAAAGAAGCCGTCGAACTGTGGCACGAGAACGGGCTGTCCGTCGAGTTCTTGGAGGGGATGTCGTACAACCACCGGGTGCAATTGGTGGAGGCTGCTCGCAGGTGGGTTTCTTTCGACACGGCGGAAACCCGCGAAGCCATGAAACGTCCTGAAGGGTCTGTCCTTATGGCTGCGCTAAGCCACCTCGAGGACGCCGAGGCCGTGCTCCGTTCGGTGAGCCGAGCTGCCGGCGTGGTCGAGAACACCGCCAACTCTCAGGGCAAGGATTCTTCCGATGTCTGAGAACTGGCGCTACACGGCCATCCTCGTCGGTCTCCTGGCCTTCTGGCTGGTTGGTGCCTGGGCAGACGGAGGGTGGGCATGATTCCTCAGCGTATGCGGTTTGCATGGCACGCCCTGTTCGGCGGCGATATTGGTCCGATCGGGTGGTGCGGGTCGGACGGCTACTGGTGGACTCGCCCCTGCCCTCACTACCAAAGCGACTCTCACGGATGCGGCTGGTTCGACGGCGTGAGTGTCTACGAGCCACCACCACCTCCCACGTATAGCGGGATCGCGTGATGGGGCGGGCAGACGGAGGATGGGCATGAGCCAACTCTTTGCTGTTGAGCAGTCCGAACGCACCAGCGACGACTACCTAACGCCGCGGTGGGTGTTCGAGACGCTTGACATCGCTTTCGACCTAGACGTGGCTGCTCCACCGTGGGGCACGCACGTCCCCGCAACGCGCAAGTTCACCCAGGCCGACGACGGGCTGACTCAGCCGTGGGAAGGTCGTGTCTGGATGAACCCGCCCTATTCGCATGGCGGTAAGTGGGTGGCTCGATTTATGGAGCACCGCAACGGCGTGGCCCTGCTTCCGTTCTCCCGGTCCCAATGGCAGCTCGACTTATGGGATGCCGCCGACGGGATTGCACAGACGCCAACCCTTTTTGTGTTCGCTGGCGGTGAGCACATCTTCATGCCGGTGTTTTTCGCTGCCTTTGGTGACGAGTGTGTTGAGGCTATTGGCCGGTTGGGGAGGGTGCGATGACCGACACCATACCCTGCTCAACCTGCGGCGGTAGCGGCAAACGAGCTTGTCAACTGTGCAAGGAGGTCCACCGAAACACGCCGCCCTACATCGGTTGCACGGGCGGTCGGTGCCCAACCTGCGGGGGGAAGGGAAAGTTCTATGACGGACCGGCAGACGACAGTCGCACAAACTTGGTCGAATGCCCCGATTGCTCGGCCGCGGACATGAGTCGGGCAGACGGAGGAGGGGCATGAAACTCCTCGACTTGTTCTGCGGTGCTGGTGGAGCAGCTATGGGGTATTCGCAGGCAGGGTTCACCGAGATT